AGGAATGGCTGAATATCTCCTTCGATGACGATCTGACCAATGCCACCGGTCAAGCAATCGTCATGGCGATTCTCACGCCCAGATATCCAAGCGGGAATATGATTACGGCATTGGCCTAAAATTTATAAGGTTTGGCAGTTCCTTAAAAACTGCCACAATAATATTCGGAGGGATTGAAAATGGTAGTAAAAAAAGAAGTTTCTGGGACACGAGGAGACATTGAGGAAATGGTACTGGCCCTTGAAGAAAGGGTTATGAGGCTGGAAAATGAAAGAGTGGCGGCAGTCAATAACCAGTTTGAGATTTGGATGGACAATAAACTCCGGGGATTCTCATACGGCCCCGATCTTAAAAAGGTTGTCATGCCGCAATGTGTCGGTAGGACGGCGGACGAATCAAGAAAGATTTTCTTTGTTGAACGCGATAAACTGGTGAGGGAGAGATTTCCAGGACAACCGACACCGACGTGGGTGTGAACAATTTAACCGATTCGCCTCAAGGGATGGCGACACTGCGTCTCGACCCACGAGCCAGTGAAATGGGAGGACTTAAAAATGGGAGAGACAAAAGCTAGATGGAGAGCAGGTCAACTGGCCTTTTACGATGGAGCAACTCACGAAACGATTTTACCTCTGGCGCCGATTGTCATTTTTGATGATTTTCTCGGCGGGGCAGTCAATACCGACCTCTGGACAGAGATCGAAACCAACAACGCAACTAAAGCAATCGGCGGTAGCATTCTCGCCTACCATTTAACCAACGCCGGGGAAACGCAGGACGGCGGGATCTACGGTAAGGATGATACACCGTTCAATCTGGACAAGGGGCCTGTCTTTGAGGCTAGAGTAGCGATTCATGTCGCGCCTACCAGCGCCGCTGAGGTAATGATCGGCGTCCAGAATGATGCCTATGCTACCGCATCCAATAAATTCATGGTTGCCGACGAAGTGGCGAAATACGCGGCGTTCGGATTTTATACCACCGTCGGAGCCGGTCTAGTGCCGGTGATAAGAACCGATGATTCGTCGCTTGACAGCGGGATCATCAATTCAGGGTTCGGGGCTGTGGTGCTTGATGCCTATCATATTTATCGGATTGATTTCACAGATGTCACCAATGTTCTTTTCTACATCGATGGCGAGCAAGTTGCAAAAACAACCACGTTTAATATGAGTACCGGCAGCAACCTTCTCGTCCAGCCGGTCGTCATGGTGGACAAAAAGACTGCCGACACAGGACTCGGCGACATTTACATTGACTATATTAAAATGTGGCAAGCCACGCGATAAGGAGGCGCTATCATGAGAGAAACAAGAGAAAAATGGAGAGCGGGACAAGTAGCCTTCTTTGACGCGACAACCCAGGAAACAATCAAGCCGGTGTCGCCGGTGGTTTTGTATGATGATTTCCTTGGGTCGGTAGTCAATGGAGACCTCTGGTCGCAAGAGGACACAAATGATGCAACGAAGGCAATAGCGGCCAGCGCTTTGACGTTTACCATCGCGGCTACTGACCAGATAGAGGATGCCGGTATTTATATGAGACCGGCTCCGGCAAATACAGGCTGGTTCAAGGCGGCGGGTAATATGCAACTCGGAGCCTATGCTTTAATAAACACAAAGTTTCCCGGAGGCGGGGTTGGATACGTCACGGCCACATCAACGCAGGTGGGCGGTTTTGACGATACGATGGGCACTCTGGACATTGTTGGAACAGATATAGACGATGCTCCGGCGACTGAGTCCATCATCCCCTTGAACGGCTCAACTGTTGTGGGAACACAGTTATTCAAGACGATCACCAGTATCACGGGAGCTGGATGGACAAGGGACGGCGCCGGCGGGAGTGAAGACACGATTGTTATTGGATGTTCGACCGCAGTCGGTTCCTTCCGTTTTGACAAGGGCTTGATCTTTGAAACGAGGGTTAAGGTTACAACGAACCCGGGCGGCAAGGCAGAAATCATGTTGGGACTCGCGGGTGATCCCTACCTGACGGATAACCAGGTAGCGGAGGCGGATGATATTGACTATCATGCCTTTTTTGTCTTTGACGGCGCAGCGACTTGCACCATCTATGCTGATGACAATACGGCCAACACAAAGAATGCGATTGCAACGGGCCATTCGGCGGATGCCGCCTATCATATTTACAGGATTGACGCCATAGAAACCGAGGACGTTAAATTCTATATTGACGGTGATCAGGTAGCCAAGACAACTACCTTCGATATGTCCGGTATGGATGGCGATTTCCGGGTTATGCCTTACTTGATGGCGACAAAGGCCAGCGGGAACGGGCAATGCGTCTATGCGGTGGATTATATCAAGATTTGGCAGGCGATAAGATAACGATTCAGGCGGGGCGTGCCTACACGGACGCCCGACTTGATTACTTTTCCGCCAACAGGACGTGAAAGATCAGTAATGAAAGCTAGTAGAGCAAAGCAGATTGAGGCCGCGAAAAAAGAGAAACGGCAACGGCGAAAGAGGAAAAAGAAATAGGCAGGCAGAAGCCTTATTTTCGGAGCGGTCTCAATGAGACCTTAAAGGAGATTAAAATGGATGAACGAAGTAAAGTATTTTCAAAGTTAGCCGAATGTATTTTGGAAGGTGCGGCGTACAAAGCAACCAAATACATCAATGAAACATTAACTGTAAAGGCTACGAGAAAACGCTACAAGGGCAGAATTTATAAAAATCACGCAGTCGAGATTTTGTTCACTGTCGGTAAACCGAATTATGAGGAACGAGAATTTATTAAGAAGTGCAAAAAGGCAGGAGAATCATTCCCTGTAAAAAAGATACAAGAAAAATGGAATAAACCAGAAATTTAACAAGGCACTGCCTGCCTATTGATAAAAAGAAGGGAAGAAACCATGAACTTAGTCCAAACAGTCGGCCCGACCATCGAACCGATCACGTTGGCCGAATTGAAAACGCACCTGCGTATTGATTCTAGTTCCATGTCGGACAACATCGATGAAGTCCAGTCCATCGCGCCGGGAGAAAAAGCCATTGCAGTTTATACCGGCACGGCGGTTGAAGTTCTGGGATACAATGCCGCGGTCGAGTTCGCTGCCGGTTTATTTGCTGCCGGCGGAATAACGGATGTTGAGATTCAGGATTCCGATGACAACGTAACCTTTAATGACTGGCCGTCTACCACAGTGCAAGCATTTACACAGGTGACAACGGATGGGATGCTTACAAGTGCGGCGCTGTCTATCGGCTCAACGCCTCAAAATGTCGCTAACGGAATATTCACTTACTTCATTGCAGGCGTGCCTTATTCAAAGCCAGCCTACGGCGCGGGGACGGCTCTTGGAATTGGTACAATTCTACAAAATAAATTCGGTGCGGTCGCCTTTGACATCGGCGCGAATAATACGATTGACGTAGTGCCGGCCACTGGTAACGCGGCGGGTTATACTACAGCAGCTTTCGCTGTTGCTGGCCTTCCGGTTGCAGAGGCTGGTCATGTCAGGATGGGAAATGTAACGGTGAAGAGTTCAGCCATTGCCGGGTTCATTTTCGGCACCACCTCCCTGGCCGATGCGACGGCAACCGTAGCCTATACTCAGGCGACTTTAAAAGCCAATTATAGCACGACCTATGAGAAAGCATACACCGGGATTAAACGATATATCCGGGCAATAGCGACGGTCACGGGTGCAAGTTGCTCTTTAGGAATTTCCGTTATCAGGTCAATGGCAACGGTTATTGAGGATACGCTTTTGACGGACAACATAACGGCAGTGCGTGAGCATGTGGAAGACATTACCCGCAGAGCCTTATTAACTCAGACCTGGCGTTATTACCTTGATGAATTTCCTTGTGAGAACTTTATCAAGATTCCTTTTGGCAATCTTCAGACCGTGACCTCGATTAAATACAAAGGAAGCGATTGGCTCACGGCGGCGGATGATGTGACCTTGATAGAGGGAACCGATTACATAGTTGAGACCAACGGCGAAGGGATTGGGCGGATAGTTTTACCCTATGGCGGCGTCTGGCCTTCAGTAATACTTTACCCTTCAAATCCGATTTGCATTGAAATTGTCTGCGGCTGGACAACAGCCCTTTTGGTGCCTTACAAAATTAAGGCAGCGATGAAAATGCTGTGTGAAGATTTATATAATCACCGTGACGCAAAAATGACTCAGGCACAAGGGAATGTGACGGAAAACAAAGCCGTTATGAACCTTTTGGCCAGTGCCAGACTCTATGATGAATTTTAAGGAATCGAACGATGGACTCAGGGCAATTAAATAAACGCGTGACGCTGCAATATCAGACGAAGGTCAGCGATGGCATGGGCGGCTTTGTCACAAGTTTTGTTGATGCCTGCACGGTCTGGGCGGCCTTATGGCCCACGTCTGCTAATGAAATCACGGCGGCCAACGCCACGGTCATGGTCGTGAGTCACCGGATACGGATTCGCTACCGCAGCGTTTTAAAAGCAAGCTGGCGGATTAAGTATGGGAATCGTTATTTTAACATCGTTTCAATTATTAACCAGAATGAAGCGAATGAGTTTTTGGATATAATGGCGAAAGAGAGTGCGACATGAATAACCTATTGACAGCAATCGTCACGAAAACAATCGGCTCAAATCTTTATAATTACCTGGGCGGGCGGATATACCTTGACCAGGCACCGGACGGCTGCGATTTTCCCTATTGCGTATTTTTCATCGTCAGCGGCACACCTGACAAAACTTTTACTGAACATTATACCGACACGCTGATTCAGTTTTCCTTATTCTCAACATCATTGGGCGCGGCTGAAATAACGACAATGTATGCAGATTTGACGGCACTATTTGATGAATGCAGTTTATCACCAACGGGCAGCACATTAGTCTGGATGCGAGAGCAAAATTTGACGACTATGTTTGAAGATATTACTACCCCTGAAGGGACGGTCGGGTGCCGTCACTGGGCCGTGGATTTTGAGATAAAGACAAGTTTAAATTAAATAGGCAGGCAGGCAGGCACAGACAGAAAGAGAGGTAGAAAGATGATTATTAAATTTACGCACGGAAGGACAAAAGAAACAGAAACATGGGAGGTTTTCGGTGACATTGATCATTATAGCTTTTGTGAACATTTCCCTTTACCAGCAAACCAAATACCAAAAGGGAGATTAGACTTCACCGAAGATGCAAATGAAAACCGAAGATGGGATATTTCTTTTTTTACAAAGAATATGACCGAAGCAACAGAGATTGTCGCGCATTCGCCAATTTTTATTTTGAACGACGATGGGCGAACGGTAGATAAAATTTAACAAGGCACTGCCTGCCTATTGATAAGAAAGGAAAGACATGAACAATCTTGATAATGCAATAGCAGAGGTCAGGGCAGTAAGGGAGGCCGACGAAGCCGCTATAATGGCAAAGAAACTAACGACAGAAAAGAAGTTGTCAGAGATAACACGCACGGAGTGGATAGTTTCGCAATGGATTGAAGTTACCGAAATGCAACATGAAGAACGGAAATTTTTGAAATGCCGAGACCGTGCCCCGAGTGAAGCGTCGAGGGCAGCAGAAGAATGGGATTTCCTGGAAAGCGTCAAGAAAGGAGCGGTATGATTTCAATAATTATTCCTTGCTACAATCAAGCGGAACTCACCGAAACTTGTATCCGGACCGTTCTGGAGAATACGCAGGACTGCGAGATCATCATCGTTGATAACGGAAGTGAACCTCCGATCAAGCCGCCGTTTTCAGGATTTACGAATATAACGGTTATTCGCAATCTGGAAAATAAAGGCTTTCCCGTGGCAGTCAATCAGGGAATCCGTGCGGCGGCGGGCGATACGATTATCCTTTTGAATAATGATGTTATTGTCACGCCGGGTTGGGCTGAAAAGCTCGCAGGATACTTGAATCTACAGCGAGTAAAAGTCGAGAAGACGGCCATAGATGATGGCATGGCTTACAATCTTTATGAAGTCCCTGACGGATATGCCTTCTCCATTATCGCGCCTGTCACAAATTATTGTGCTGGTCTTCAAAAGGTTATGCTGCCCGTCTATAATACCATTGATGGACTTAACAAAGAGGCCGGAATGCTGGCCGAAGAGTGCCGAGGCGAAATAGAAGAGGTCAAATTTGTCATTGGCTTCTGTATGGCCTTTAAGAAGTCACTATTTGATGAAATCGGCCCCTTTGACGAATCCCTCTGGCCATGTTCTGGAGAAGAGATTGACTTTTGTTTAAGGGCACTGGAATTTGGTCACAGAGTCGGAATCGCCCATGATGTCTATGTCCACCATGAAGGCTCAAAGACCTTTAACGAAATGGAAAAAGCCGGGCAGGTCAAATATGACGAAATTTGTAAACGCAATGACGCACACCTCGCCAAAAAGTGGGGGGCCGACTTCTGGGATAGGCAGGCAATAAATGCACCAGAGAAACAGGAGTCCGTCACTTACGGGAAATATAGTTATGTGGACGGTACGCTTGACGTGACCTTTGTTGACGAAGCAAAACTGACTATAGGGAATTTCTGTTCAATCGCTAAAGACTGTAAAGTTATCCTGGGCGGCAACCACAGAAACGATTGGATTTCAACTTTTCCTTTTCCGGCGGTCTTTCCGGGTAGTCCAGAGATTCCAGATTACCGCGTTTCTAAGGGCGACGTTATTATCGGTAACGACGTTTGGATAGGGGCAGGCGTGACTATCCTCTCCGGGGTAACTATCGGTGACGGGGCGATTATAGGGGCTGGCAGTGTCATTTCAAAGGACGTTGCGCCCTATTCCGTTGTTTGTGGCAATCCGGCAAGGCATAAGAAATTCAGGTTTGAGAATGCGACTATTGCCCGGTTACTTGAAATAGCGTGGTGGGACTGGACAGACGATAAAATCAGAGAGGCAATCCCGATTTTAATGTCGGGCGATATTGAAAAACTTTTTAGTCTTGTGGACGGAAAGGTGGCAGCATGAAAGAATTGGTAAAAAGAACATCCTGTTACTGTCAAAAGCCGACTGTTTATGAAGTATCTTGTGACCTTTGCGGCGGAAGCAATATCACATGGTCGGAATATGAACACATGATCTGGTGTTATGACTGTAAAAAGGATACGCCGGGCAACGGTGGGATATTTGACGGCCCGATCCCTGTAAACCTGTCCAAGATGATGGGGATTTCTTTTGATAAAATTGAGATTGCAACTGGTGACCGGTTGTATGAACATATTAAAGATAGCAAAATTTTCTGGAATAAACAGGCGGCGGCATGAAAATCAGTAACCAAAAATTAGCGATAGGGATTCCATTATCATGGCCTTTTGTGCCTGCGCCTTTTTTCCGGTCATTCAACATGATGGAAAAGCCGGATTATATTTATATCCAAACAGAGGTCGGAGGAATTGACGTTCTGCGGAATGACATTGTGGAGAAGGCATTGTCGGAAGGTGCGACTCATTTATTGCTTTGTGATGTTGACCAAATATACCCGGTGAATCTGGTCACTAAATTATTATCTCATAACTTGCCCGTCGTAGGCGCTCGCGTCCATCGGCGTTACGCTCCATTTGACAGTTTGATTTTAAGGAAGGTCGAAATAGACGAAAGAACAAATGGCTATGAACCGATTGACGACTGGGAAGAGGGCGAGCTTTTAGAATGTGACGCCACGGGCGGCGGCTGTGTAATGTATAACATGGAAGTGTTTAGGAAAATCCCAAAGCCCTGGTTTGAATTTAAAAAGCAGGAAGGCGGCGCGGTTATCGGTGAAGACATCCTCATGTGTCAGAAGATAAAAGCGGCCGGATATAAAATATTTGTCGATACCTCATTGGAGTGTGGCCACTTGACCACGATGATTGTCAACAGAAAAACAAATTTGCTATATCGGAGCATGAAGCAAAAGCAACATCAACAGAATTTAGAAAAGGCGATAGGGGCCGGAAAGGAAGTGGCTTAAATGGTCGGTGCAAACGCAATGGTAGTTATAAACAATATGCGGGGGCAGAATTTCGACATGGCGCTCTTTATTGGGGCCATCGTGTTTTTCATTATATTAACGAGCATCGGGATTTGGTGGGCAAGGAGAAGTAGGAGATAAAGCAGCATAAAATAATTTAAAATTCAGGGTTCCCCGTCTGATCAACCGGGACGCAAGAAAGATTTTAAGGCGGCTGGATAGAGCTATCCCTCTATTTATGCCGCCTTTTTCTTTGCCCTGAGTCCAACAGAGATTAAAAATTAAGGAGGATACAAAATGGGAGCAGTAACTTTATCAGGGGCGTTTCAAAAGGTGACTCTTGGGGTAACTTCAAAGATTCTGGGAGCGGGAAAATACTCTATCAGCGGAGCAGTTCGGAACACAGTGGATGTCAGCGAGTTCGGTGTTGACTGTGCGATTTTTGAATTTGGCGGAGCAGACGGCGGAACAATTTCTCTTTCCGATGTGGCCTACGATCCGACAGATCCGCAGCAGTTAACCCTTCAAGCGTGTGTTACCGCCGGGACGAAACTGAATGGCAGCACCACAAGCGGCCTTCTGTTCTGGATCAATTCCACATCTTATCTGCATGTCGGCACTTCCGGGAATATCTTGATGACCGCAGCGGGTAAAGTGGATGCAGACAGAAACGGCGTGGCGAAAACGAGTTTTGAAGGCAAAGTGTCCGGAGCCTTCATGTACCTGACATAAACCTTTAACCGGCTGAAAGGCCAGAAAGACAGGTCGTTATGACAGTTTTTAAAGATGTAAAACCAGAAGATCAGGGGACTTGGTTTTCTTATTTCGGTTCGCATTTTGATAAGGCCGCCGGGAAGTTTGTTTATGACGATCCGGCTCCCGACGCTGCGGAGTTTCGCATCAGAGGATTAATCCCGTTTTTTATTGAGCGGATGAAAAGCCGGAAGAAAGAACACAAGTTCATTCTGAATCCTGATTCCCGAAAAATGGAAATGGTCAGTTATTTTGAAGACCAGTCAGCGGCGGAAACTGACAAGGAACGGGATGACGGCTTCGACTTTGCCATTACCGGGATGAAAAAAGCGAAATGGGCGGATGGCAAGGAAATCGAATGCACACGGGAAAATAAAATCAAACTCATGAAAGACGAAGAGTTTGACCGTTTTCTTGCCCGGTGTTTTGCCCTGTTATCCGGTGCCGCCGAGGAAGAGAAAAAGGCAGCGGAAAAAAACTGACGGAATGGGTGCGGTTTGCTGATGACCTTACCGCATCCAAGATCGAGTTGGCGGACGGGACGGTATTAACGAAGTGTAACCAATGCCGGACAATGTACGCAGAAAGAAAGCCTCCCGGTACGCCACCATGCGAATCCTGCCGGGTAGAGCTGAGGGAAGAGAATGAGGAAGCGGCGCGGATTTTTAATACTGTCCGGGGCCAGATTATTACCATTATAAAGTTTACAGAGCATGGAGCGCCTTATTCCGTGCCTGTGGATTTGAACCACTTGGCAGTGTGGGCGGCGATTGACGCCTATGAGGTCAAGGACAGAACGGGAACTTTTGAACGAGTCATGAAACTATTTTATTTCTTTCAGAGGCAGGGCAATGCGCGTTAGTAATTGGGACCCACACGTATTTGATGAATTTAAAGGCGTTGCTTATAAAAACCTTTTAACAGCGGCCTATGTCGTGAAAGACAAGACGGTCCAACGCCTACGGGGGGTGATCAAGCATAATATCAGCCGCCCGGTTTACAAGAAAGGCCCCTATGCAGGGCAACCGTGGACGGCGAGGAACGCAGGGGCACTGCTAAAGAGCGTCCGGGTTGTAGAATTAAAAGAAAACATGGGGCCACAACGGGGCCGGTTAATAGCCGATTTTACAAACATCCGCGTTTATGCCGGGAACTATCTTGCATTCTATGCAGACATTGTTGAATTTACTACGCCATTTATGCGTCCGGCATTTGAAGCGTCAATGGCCGAAGTCAAAGAGATTTGTAAGGTGACGTAATATGGCAGGCGGGAACAAATTAGGGAATGTCTTTGTTGAGATGGGGCTGGATTCGACTCAGTTCACTAAAGCGCAAGTCGAAATCCTCAACGCATCTACAAAAACTGCGCTGGAAAGTGAAAAGAATTTCCGTACACTCGGTACTCAGTCCGACCTAATTTTCAAAACCATGAAGGAGAACATCCAAAGTTCCCTGGGTGCTATTGTCAATAGTTCCAAATCATCCAAAGATGAAATTGTTCGTGCTGAACAAGCCGCCGCCGACAAAATCAAACAGATCAACGATCAGCAGTTCGGCAAGCAGACTTCCATGTTGGATACCCTGAAGGCGAACTGGATCGCCGCATCAGTCGCTATTGCGGCGGCTTTTATGGTCGCCGGCAAGGCGATGGAATATATTGAACTTGGAGCGAAGGCGCAACAGGCTGAGGATTCTTTCAGGCGCGTAGCGGCCACAGCCGGGGAAAGTGCCGACGGTATTATTGCGGCGATGAAACGCGCCACTGCCGGCACTGTTGATGATTCTGATTTAATGCAGCGAGCTGTAAAAGGCATGATTCTCGGATTGTCCGCAGACACAATGGTCCAGATTGCGGAAATGGCGCGGCTCGGTGCGCGTGTTTCTGGCCAGAGTGTAGCCGAAGCGATTGAAGGCATTACAAACTCTATTGCCACCGGAATGCCAAAAGCATTGAAGCAATACGGTCTTGCTCTTGGCCCGGAAGTGGCAATTATCACCGCAGCACAAAAAGCCGGTGTCGAGGGCATTAACCTCATGACGCTGGCGACACTCAATTATAATATTGAATTAGCCAGACACGGAGAATTACAAGATAACGCATCAGAGGCAATTCAAAGATTTAAAGCACAGGTAATAGAGGCAAAAGAAACAGTCGGCAAGATGCTCATTGAGGCCTTGCTGCCAATGATTCCGGCCATTACAACGCTTGCTACTCTGTTCGGTGGTGTTTTATATGCTGCCTTATGGGCAGTCTCAGGGGTTGTAAAGATTATTTGGACTGGTTTTCAGGCTTTGGCCGCCATTGCGATGGAAACGGCGGCACTCGTTATTAGAGGATTTGAAACATTAGTTCAGGGTGTCGCCACAGTACAAGAGGCGTTCGGTTTTAAAGAAGCCGCAGCCGGTACAAGGGCATTTGCCGCCGGCCTAAATAAAACATGGACTGACTTGCAAGGCGCGGCTTTGCAGACCACTGATGACATAACTAAGGCCTGGGTATCCAGCGATAAAACAAACCTTGCATCAGCTACCGGAACCAATACTGCGAAAATAGCAGCAGAAGAGGCCGCTAAGAAAGCGGAGCTTGACCGCATTAAGGCATTAACCGCAGCCAAAAAGGATGCAGCCAAGATAGCCAAAGACCTCGTTACCGCTGAAATGACGGACATTAAATCGTTCTATGACCGGGCCATAGCCGCCGACAATAATTGGCTTATGGTACAGCGGGATAATGGCGCGAATGAACTTGATACTATTACGGAATATTATGACAAGAAAAACGATGATCTATGGACTTATTACGATAATGAATGGCAGGCCATACAAAAATCAAAAATAAGAGAATCAGAAAAACAGGTCCTATACACAAAACTTAACAAAGAATATTACGATATAGCTGATAAAAATCTTAATGAATTAACTAAAAACGAAATCGCCGCTGCAAATAAAAATATTACAGTCATGGCGGGTGCTTATAAAACCATCAATCAATATTCCGATGAATCAGTTGCCGCTGAAATTGCCAACATTGAAAGGGAGTATAAAGAAAAAGGGCGATATGTAAAAGCGGGAACCGATGAGGAAATTGCACTTAATAAGGCAAAGGCTCAGGAGATTCAGAATATTGATTCCAAGACTGAGCAAGCCAAACTTGCCATGTATGGGAAAGTCGGAATCTATGCCTCTGACTCCGCCGCTCTTATAGAGAGCCTTGCTATTGACGAATATAATAAAATCATTGACTTAACTAATAATGAAACGCTAGCTGAAAAGGCATATCGGGATTTCAAAATTGACGCCAATCTTAAAATGGCCGCTTCCAGTAATGACTTCTTTGCTGGCTTCAAAGCACAACTTGCTGATGCCCAGCAAAAACAATACACGTGGGGTCAGGCCGGAATTGATGTCGCTAAAGGCATGACCTCAGCAATGCAATCCACGTTTTCCAGTTTTTTTCAGGATGTTTTCCGCGGTGATCTCAAAACCGCAGGCGATTATTTTTCAGCCTTCGCAACTTCTATGGAAAAAGCATTTGCCGATGTTTTGGCGAAGATGGTTGCAGATTGGGCAACAGCTAAAATTACAGCATTTGCCGGGGAAGCTCTTAATACTGCCGGAAGTTGGCTTTGGGATTTAGCGGATTCTTGGGCTGAAGGCACTATGAATTTAAAAGGTGACGGCTCTTCCGGCGGCGCGATTCCTATCATTGCCCATGAAGGTGAAATGATTATCCCTAAAGCGCTAGCTAAGGAAATCAGGGACTATTTAGGCGGCAGCGGCAGTGGATTACCGATTGGCGCCGGATGGAGTGCAACGGCTGTGACCGGGGTTGCTGGCCTGATTGGTTCTTACTTTGGCGGCAAAGTAGGAAGTTGGCTGGGCGGTCAATTCGGCGAAACCGGCGGGGCCATCGGCGGTGTGGTGGGGAATGTAGCAGGTGGATATTATGGAGCGGAAGCCGGGGCTTATTTAGCAGACTTGCTCGGGTTAGTAGGTACTACCGGTCTAGAAGTTACGGCAGTTGAGGGCGGTTTTATGATTACGAGTGCTTACGCACCTACCGTATTTATGTCTGCTGCCGATGCTGCCGCTGCTGGTGTCGGTTCCACTGGAGCTATGGCGTCGATTTATGAGGCATTGGGAATCACTGCTGCTGAAGCTGGGCCGATAGGGGTTGCCGTAGCAGCCAATATAGCGTTTATCCTAAAAGGGATTGAACTGGCATACGATATGGGTAGGGCCGGTTTTGGGAGTGGAACTCATGAGGCGATTGATACAGGTATTTATGGCGGATTACCGGATGTTACTAAAGGATGGTTTCAAATGCCTGGTTCTAGCCAGCCTGCTCCCCTGGGGTTAATCACCGGATTTGAAAAAGGCATAGTCGACATGGTGAAGAACACCTATGGCATGGTTGATAAAGCCCTTAATCCGCTGGATGCAGCAGTAGCAACAAGGGCAAGGGCAGCACTGGCCACGATGAATATTGATTATATGCCTGATTACCCTGGTTTGGTTTCTGGTACAAACATTGATCTGACTCGGGAAACAACCAGAGGTGCTCTGATTCAACAAGCTGTGTACGAGGGCAATCTGGAAACGGGGACGTATCACGAAACAACACCGCAAATTATAGTCGATACTACCGCTGATTATTTATTGAAAATTTCCCCTTATATTTTAGGGCAGATCGCACCGGTATTGGAAGCGGCGCAAGCGCAGCAGAATGCAATCTATGGCAGTTCTGACACAATGAAAGTCGGCGGATCATCTTTCGATGAAGGTTGGGGCGTGCCGCACAAAACAGGACTAGATTTTGTTCCCTTTGATAATTATCCGGCAAGGCTCCACAAAGGCGAACGAGTGCAGACGGCATCAGAGAGGTCTGACCTTGTAGAAGAGTTTAGAGCATTACGGGAAGAGATGAAAGTAAATCTCTACGCTATCACTAAGAACACGGCAAAGGTAGCCAAGACGACAGATCGTTGGGACCAGGACGGTATGCCACCCGACCGTAACGGGATAACAGCAAAATGGGATACCGAAGGTCTCCCGCCGGAGCGTCCATAATGAATATGATACCTCCCATAACGCTGACAGACGCCATGCTTCATTCATGCAGCATCGCAGAGCCGTCGGCAACTGATACTGGCTTGGCAGGATACCAGGGAGCATATAATCCAGCCACAAGTTATTCAATCAATGCCATTGTCTTGGTTGCCGCATCCCATTTGCTCTATATCTCCCTTGTAAATACTAATCAGGGAAATACTCCTGGTGGCGTAGGAAATGAGACCAAGTGGCTCGAATACCGGGCGACGGAGAGATGGCTGGCCCTCGACGGAAAGGTGACGGCTCAGGCGGCGGCCGCTACCTCAATCGAGTATCAACTTTTGCCGGGTGTTCCAATAGACAGCATGGCTTTGTTAAATATTGAAGCAGAAACCGTCACAGTGATTTTGAAGGATGGTCTTGACGGGGCGACCATCGATACATGGGTTGTTGATACCTACGATGACGGCCTATATGTGTCTGATATTGTTAAGACCGACTTCGCGACTTGTGCGAATCCTCATTTTACCATTGTATTGGAAAATTCCCTGACCACGGCCAAAGTGGGAGAGATCATCATCGGCAATAAAGAAACGCTCGGCGATACGCAATATACGCCGTCCGTCGGAATTATTGATTACAGCGTGAAGGAAGTTGACACCTATGGAAATTATACCGTGCAGGAAAGGGCTTACTCGAAACGGCTCACCTGCACCACGGTGATCCTTAACACCGCCCTTGACGCAACCTACAACACCCTTGCGGGTGTCCGAGCTATGGCCTGCGTCTGGGTAGGGTCGGAACTGTATGCCTCAATGATTGTTTACGGATTCTATAAGGATTTTTCGATTATTCTCTCGTATAAAAATTTCAGTTTGTGCGAACTGGAAATAGAGGGGCTTGTATGAGGATTTACCCGTCAGCCGGAAATTTGATCTTTGGGTTCGATCTGGATCCGGCCGAGCTCAATCAGGTGATGGTCTATGTCGTCGCCGTCGCGCAAGTTTTTAAAATGCAGCACCAGCTTGTCAAAAGCCTGCCAGATGTTTTCCGCCGAAAATTCTATATCGGCTTTCATTATAAATTTTTTCATGGCTTTATTATGCCACCTTGTATCGGGGATGTCAAATGCAAATAATCGCGCCTTCATACATCACTGATACAAACCTCATCTTTTGCGATATTTCAGCGACGTCCAGTGAATATCCGGAATGGGATGATACCGTATCTTATATTACCGGCCAAAGGGTGTCGGTAAATTACGAAATCGATGGAATCACACCAGGCGTCCACAGGATTTATGAATGCATGTGGCATACCCCAGATAATCTCAATCTTTATCCACCTGACCATGTAGCTATCGAAAGTGGCAATATCTGGTGGACAAGGATTTCGGCTACCAATCGTTGGCGGTTATTTGACCAGATCGTCTCGCCGGACAGGGCAACGGTAGAGGCTAATGTTAATCCTACGGTTTGGGAATCCGGTACGGTCTGGGGAGCAGGTACCGCATGGGCAATAGAAAATTACGCCTCAATGAGAGTTGATGTGACTCCCGGTTTAATTGACTCTATCGCTGTGATGAATGCCGATTTGACAAATATGGCGGTTATTATGACTGACCCAGTTGAAGGCGAGGTTTATAATGAAGAAAAAGTGACCTCACCTGTAACTGAATATAATGGCGTATTTGGGGATTTGCCTGCTTATCCAAATGCAACCGTATCAGTATCCGCGAGAAACAGCGCGGGGGATCTGGCCATTGGAGAAATTGTTTTCGGCCGGGCCAGAACTATCGGAATCGCCAAATACGGAATTGATGTCGGGATAGTGGATTATTCGCAAAAAGATGCTGACGCTTATGGCAACTTTAGCATCCTGGAGCGTTCTTATTCTAAGAAGATCGGTTGTCGGTTTATGATGCCGATTTTAACTCATTCCGGCATATTAAGACTTCTGGAGAAATACAGAGCGGTGCCACTTGTCTGGATAATCTCAAATCTTTATTCAACGACCATTGCTTATGGGTTTTACCGTGATTTGCAGGTGTCAATTCCATATCCGACGCTCGCCGAAGGTTCGGTAAATATTGAAGGGCTGGGCGCTGATTATGTACATGCAACCCCGATCCCTGATGTTTGGGTGCCGCCGTGGAGCGGAACAAATCAGGTGATTATTCCTTTGCTGATTCCTACAATTGACGAAATTACAACTGCAGTGATTGAAGAAGCGCCAGTTGCGCCGGCTGCCCTGACCTTAGCAGTTCCTTTCATAGTTCCTACTCTTTCAGTGTTCTCATTCTTAAAAGTGGCTGATTGTACGATTTCCAATACAGAACCGCTTGTAGTGACTTGCGTTGGTCATGGTCTTGCGGATGATGCAAGAGTTATGTTTTACTCGACGGGTGCTTTGCCGACTCCGTTAGTTGCCGGGCACATGTATTTTGTTATGTATATTGATCCTGATACTTTTAATCTTTCGTTAACAGTTGGCGGATCAGAAATTGATGCAACTGGTGCGGGTTCAGGGACGCACTCATTATATACGGCGGTGGTTTAGGAGAACGAAATGGCTGACAGAATGATTTTCCACAAAACAGCAAGGACTGGCGGTGCTGCTGATTCGTTGGACAATATCAGCGGGACGGACAGAGGCGATGGGAATCCTTTACAGACTAATGACTGCACTTTTGTTATGGATGGTTCCCTCTACATTTATTTGTTTGCCGCAGCGTCAATGGATGCAGAATCAGATCCAGATATAATCAAGCCGGACGATATAAGCGGGGCCAATCCGGGAAGGTGGATTCTACAGGGGATAAGTGCGACGTTAGCCGATGCTTCTGTCACACTCGCAAAAATGGCAGATATGGCCACGGCCTCATTGATTTACAGAAAAACGGCAGCGGCAGGAGTCCCTGAAGTCAATACTCTGGCGACGTTAAAAACAGATTTGGGATTGACAGGGACAAATTCAGGAGATGAAACGGCAGCCAGAATAGCTACCATTATCACGGGGGCTGGTCCGGAAACAACTCCTCTCGATGCTGATGAATTTCCCTTTTATAAGATTGTAGGGACTGTTCTTAAAAAGGTCACATGGGCGAATATCATAGTCACATTAAAAGCCTATTTTGATGGCATTTACAACTATGTCCATCCTTCAGGTGATGGCAATCTGCATGTACCGGCCAACTCCACGACGAATAATGGCAAGGTTTTAACAGCGGCCGCGGCCGCTGGAACTTATACATGGGAGACACCTTCTGCGGCATCGGTGGCGGATGAATCAATCACAAATGCCAAACTTGCCCATATAGCAACAGCAACAATTAAAGGTCGGGTCACGGCAGGAACCGGCGATGTTGAAGATTTGACCGCTGCTAATGTCAGAACGATCATCAATGTTGCGGACGGGGCAACGGCAAATGACATGACCGCTCCGGGAACCATCGGTGGGACAACACCGGGGGTCATTTATGGCTGGAACAAGGAAATCTACAAAACGGCGAATGCCGATAGTCCTCTGACTGCGCTTCAATGTTCTGGAACCATCGTCAGTAATTACGGCATGACGGACGCGGACTGCGTGATTGATTTACCCACGGCTGCGGAAGGGCTTTCCTTTGTCTGCGTATTGCCAGCGGTAAGGGCAAGATATTTCCGGCTTAGGTGTCCTTCGGCTCAGGCTGATAAAATTTATTTACTCGGCGTTGCTGGTTCAGATGATGGTTATGTCGGTGTGGCTTCTGGGTATGCAACCGGGGCATCATGTTCGATGTTTACTTTCAAGGCGTCGGATGGCGGTTTTGACTGGATGGTGATACCGATATTCGGCACCTGGGTTGCGGGGTAGGCATCATGATAAAAGCATGGATGATGAAACCTGGAGCGGGAGCGCCGCCGGTTACAAATTATACAAAATCGCTTCTCCATTTTAATGGCGACAATAACAGCACTACGTTTACCGATGAGAACGGTAAGACATGGACGCCGCATGGTGATGCTAAACTGCTCACAGCACAAAAAGTATTTGGGACAACGAGCGGATATTTTGATGGAGTTGGAGATTATGTCGATACGCCTGATCATGCTGATTTTGATGTGGGCTCGGGTGATTTCACAATAGATTTTTGGATGCGCCCGGATAGCGGACAAAATACATATCCCGTGGTAGCCGCTCAGGAATATGGCACAGCATCAACCGAAAGCTGGCATATAGAGTTATATAGTAATGGAGGAGTTGGGGGTAATGCTTGTTATGGTTCTTCTGCCAAAACTGCCTCAACCGCAGCGAGTAAATGGGCGGCAAACACATGGTGCCATGTGGCATTAGTTCGGTACGGGAATACTATGACAATCTATGTCAATGGCGTGCCGGGAGCTACCACGGCAAACATGACAGGCATTACTGTTAACAATTCCGCATATAAACCCACGATTGGTAGATGTGGAGAATATACAGGAGCAACCTACTATTACAAAGGTTATATTGAAGAATTTAGATTTTCTAAAGGGATTGCACGGTGGACTGGTGATTTTTCAGCATCATTACCATCTGCTGAATACCCATATCCAGACGCATAGGAGGCTATAATGTTAGACCCAAAAGAAGAAGCAAAATTCGCAGAATTGAAAGCCATGTGCCGAGAGCTTCACGTCCCCGCTCCGCCGGGAATCATGATCGGCCTGAAGGTGCATGATAAGAACGGCATCCTGGTCTTTGATGATGTCCAGAGAGGGCATAGCATAACCCGCAACTGGTACAATTCAATCCTCTATACTGCGATGGGCATTAAGACTGTTGGCAGCACTTATGCAGCCGGGTCAATGTGCTGCCGCGATACTACAGGGTTAATCCAATCCACATACATATATGCCGGGTATGATTCATCTTATAACGGGATTATTGTAGGAGCCGGAGATACCGAGTTTGCATTTGAAAATTATATTTTGGCTTCCAAGATTACATCCGGTAACGGGGCAGGACAACTCTTAGCAAGCACTGGGACGGTAGGTACACCAGCTTATGTATCGAAGGTTTGGACCGTAATAACATCAAAGGTATTTAACAACAATTCCGGGAGTTCCATAACGGTAAAAGAAGTTGGCCTGACTTGCAATGTCAATGCTTTGCTTATTGAGCGTTCTGTCCTCTCCCCCACGGTAGCAGTTGCCAATGGGGCGCAGTTGACGGTGTCTTATCAGATTAGCATGGACTTTTCGACGATTGATTAAGGAGGTAAAAATGGCATACCACGATTACATATTATTAACGATTGCCTTTGCAATCTACGTTTATGTTTTCATAATTAGA